AGGCGAGGATGGTAACAACACTATCTATCAAGACTACTTTGATGTTAATGCAGTTATTGAAGCAGAAGCAAAGGATGCGGTACCAGAACGTGGCGCCGAAGCATCAAGTAAGATTAGACAGTTTGAAGAAGATGAAGTTGCCACAGCCGCAGAACACGGAATCGCTATCACCAAGGTAGGACTAAACCCTACTGGAATATATGTTGAAGATGCTATGCCACCAAACAATGCGGAATTTACGGAAGCAGAAGAATTCCCTGCTAATCCAACAAACGGCGATTACCATAGAATGATTTACGTTGGCTATGCACAAGATGTACCAGCAAGACTATATCGCTATTCGGACGCAAAAGGACGATGGATATATTTGGAAACAGACCTGCGTGCACAATACAATCCTGTGAAACCAATACTTAATGAATTTATAAATTCACCAACTAGTGGTGATGAAAGCGACGTGACACAACAACGCGAAAGAATTAAAGATGAATGTGAGGAAAGCTGATGGCTACCACTGTACTTGATTCGTATTATTACGATGAACAACTTAGAAGTTACATAGTTCAATTTGCAGCAATATTTGCTGGCATGCAAGTTATGGTTGGTTGGAATGAAGACAACGAACCAGAACTTATTAAAGTGCCAATTAAAAATGCTAGTATGGATAGAGTTGTCGGTCACATTAAAGGCGAAAACACACAGAACAAACCATTACGTTTACCAATTATGTCGTTCCATTTGACTGGTATAGAAATGGCGCCTGAGCGTAGAAAAGGTATTGGGCAGACAAAACGCAACACGTACATGCCAACTGGTGGAGTTTTTCCAGACGATTTAAAAGTTATCTATCAACGCCAACCCGTACCATATACTGCACAGTTTGAATTAGGAATTTGGGCAAGTAACCAATATCAACATCAACAAATCATTGAACAGATACTAACTTTGTTTGACCCACTCATCCAGATACAGACTACCGATGAAGTATTTGATACTACTAGGCTAACGTCTGTTGAATTGGTTGATGTAAGACTCGACGAAAATATACCACAAGGCGCGGATAGGCGCCTGATACAAACACGAATGGGCTTTATAGTACCCATATACCTATCAACTGCCATTGATGCTCGTTCGAACTATGTCAAGGATATATTTCTTAGAATTGGTGCGATTGGTAGTGATGTTTCTAGTTCCTACGACATAATATCTGATTTAGATAGTCAGGACGTGGAATATGAGAAGGTATTTAGCCTAGATGATGTGGATGTGACATAAATCATCCAAAAATAGATATTTTGTATGCTTTGGTATAAATACTAATGACCACAAGATGTGGAAAGAAATTAATACTTATTGATAGTTAAGGAGAACACAACATGGCATTATTAGTCAGTCCGGGCGTTAGCGTAACGGTAACAGATGAAAGCTTTTTCATACCAGTATCGGCAGCTACCGTACCCCTATTTTTTGTGGCAACACAAGACGAAAAATACCAGCCGGGTGATGCGTCGCCTCCATTGGCAGCAGCTGGCACATTTGAGAATGGTGTCATCCGTACTGTCACATCATTAAAACAAAGTATTGAACTTTATGGTGTTCCTAACTTCCTTGTAGATTCTGGTTCGAATGCGGCTCACCATGGTGACGCACGAAACGAATACGGATTATTTGCGTTAAATCAATATTTAGGAATAGGTAATAAGGCATATGTAATACGTGCCGACGTAAACCTTAATGATGACGAAGCAGAAATGCGCACAGCGTGGGATACTAAAATTCTTGAAGCTAAGGCAATTTTAGAAAACCTTATACAGAATCTTATAAATGAAAAGAATCTTACAAAAGTCGGTTCACCAGCAGCATTCCCTTCACCAGCAGTAACAACTATCACAGCAACAGAACTACAATCATTGGCAGTTACAGCAACAAGCGATTTGTTTGATGCATTCTCGTTTGTGGATGTGGAAACTGATTTCTTTGGTGCAGTAGGAATTGCTTCTGGTCTTGATATTTATGCAGCAGGTTGGCCGCCAACGCCAGCATCAGGAATATATGATGGTTTCAATTATATGTCTTCTAATATAGGCACTTATCCTTCGTATCCCGGTGGTGCTACAAATACAGGCGAATTTACACCACAAGAAGGCGGTGATTTCTTAGTTGCAACTGGCGACGACATGAAATATACATTTGAATTTTTAAATGCAACATCACTTGGTGCGAACGACACAGACCGTCGTGCAGCAATTGTTACAGCATTACAAGCAGCCGTTGTTGGTAATGCCGACATCCGCGCTGAATCGTTTGACTATAACTTAGTATTATGTCCCGGTTACCCTGAACTTGCAGATGAACTATTCGGTCTTGTGACTGATATGCAAGACGAAGCGATGATTATTTCTGATTGTCCAATGGATAAGACCGTCGATGGTATAACCAATCCATCAACTGGTTGGGCAGCATCGAGTTCAAGAATTCGTACAGAACACATTGCGTATTATTACCCTTCAGCATTAGGAACAAATCTTGATGGTGAAGTTGTTGCATGTGCCGCTTCTGGTGTTGCACTTAGAACTATTACTTACAGTGACAATGTGTCATTCTTATGGTTTGCACCAGCAGGTCTAAGACGTGGTAGTATTTCTGGAATATCAGAACTTGGTTATATTACGGGTGAATTGGGTGGAGTAACTTCGTTTACACCATTAGCATTAAATCCCGGCGACCGTGATGCATTGTATCAATATGCAGCAGGCGGCGACATTAACCCATTAGTATTCTTCCCCGGACAGGGCTTCATTGTATGGGGTCAAAAGACTTCTGCTGTAGCTGCTTCTGCGGTAGATAGAATAAATGTATCCCGTTTAATCAAATATGTTAAACGTCAATTGCGTAGAAACACATTGTCATTTGTGTTCCAACCAAACGATACATTAACACGAGATAATTTAAAAGCCGTGGTCGATAATTTCTTAGGAGATTTAATCGTAAAACGCGGACTTTACGACTTTGTTACAGTATGTGATGAAAGTAATAATACACCAGATAGAATCGACAGGAATGAAATGTATATTGATATCGCTTTGAAACCAGTAAAAGCGGCAGAATTTATCTACATCCCAATTCGCATTGTAGCAACTGGTGCAGAAATATAATTTAATAGACAAAGGAGTATCTATAAATGTCAACAATTAATGATATAGGAATCCCCGGCGTTGGTAATGGTATATTACATCCACGACAAAAGAATCGTTGGAGAATAACATTTGCTAACTTAGGCGGCGGAGCTGATTCACAACCACTTAGTATGCAAGCGGTAACGGTGACACGTCCTGTGATATCATTCGAAGAAGTTCAACTAGACCGTTACGTATCACGTGCATGGATTGCAGGTAAATATACGTTCGAACCTATTACACTTTCTTTTGAAGACGATGTTTCTGGTACAGCTGCACAAGTTATCCAAGAACAATTACAGAAACAACAATGGTTAACAGGCGCAGAAGGTCAATGGATGGCTGCTTCTGGTGAAGGCTCATTGTACAAGTTTGTTACCTATCTTGATATGCTAGATGGTAATGACCAAGTAACAGAAAAGTGGACAATTGAAGGCTGCTGGTTCCAACAAGTGGATTACACTGATTTGGATATGGCGGCATCAGATGCTGTTTTAATCACAACAACTTTACGCTATGACCATGCGCGCCAGAACATTGGTGGCTACAATCAAGGTGAAGGTGTTGCAACTGGTGGTGCTGGCGCATAACAACACGCCATACACGCTTAGGGAAAGGGGCTTTATGCCCCTTTTCTCACTCATGAACATAATGATAAATACAATGAAATAAGGAGTATTTTACATGGCAGTAGACCCACGATTTAACTTTGTAGTTAAGTGTCCACAAACCGCAAACAAACAACAACAGCAAAGCTTAGACCGCAAGTCGTTCTTTGATGCTGTTGGTAAAGTGGGTGATATTGAGTTACTTAACAAAGTCGGCGGTGGTAAAATTTCCAGCGGACTAAGAACCCTTGCTAAGACGTCTGACGCAATTCGTGGTGGCGATGTCGATTCTTCAATTATTGGTAACGGTATATCTGGTGACCCCAATGGTGCTAATGTAGTTTTGTCGGAAGTTGGCATTAACCCACAACAAGCACAAAAGGCTGGTCAATTTAATCCCGGTGTATTGAATAGAGGAACTGCAGAAGCACAGAATGTCTATGACCGTGTTACGCAAGGCAATTATAAATTAGAAGACATTCCAAACAGCGTCCAAGATTTACAAAATTTATCTACCCTTGCTGACGGTATATTTTCAGAAGGCGCAACCGATTTAAATAGAATAGAATTGTGTGGCGCCAAGAACTACGCACAGTCATTAATTCAATATGCCCCTAAACAGAAGTTCATGTTCATATTACAATTTACTCTGAAACCAGAATATGTTTCATGGGCGCCAATCATTGAAGAGATGGCATTCGTTGTAAAAAGTACAGGCAGACCTAACGTCAATATAGAACACGAAGAAGTAAATTTTTATAATTTCTGGTCACGTGTACCAAAGCGAACAGTATACGAACCAATAACCATGCGGTTCCATGACGATATGAAAAACGCAACACATAATTTCTACAATGCTTACTTAGAAGCAGTTAGTCCAATAGCAAGATTGGGTGGCTTAGATACGGGTGGTTCTATGATGAACCATCAGATGTTAGAAGATAATGGTTTATTGGGTAGTCGTCGCGACTTACAAAGTTCCGCAAGCATTGGTGCGTTAGAAGGAAACAATACTAGCATCATAGATGAACTTCGTGTATTCCATTTGTTTGATTATGGTAGGTTCATGTCTGTCTATAATTATAAAAACCCTAAATTCCTTTCTATGAATCTCGATGATTTTGATATGGCAGAGGGTGCCACAGGTAATGAAGTAGAAATACAATTTGCATATGACGCACTTCACATAACACCAGTGTTAGCTGTTGCTGCGAACATAGAAAGACTTCGTGAAATTTCAGGCGAAAGAATTACAAACAATGGTCAAATTGAACCGGTATTCCAAGCAGGTCCATCCGCCGATGAAGCTGCTGGTGGTCTTACTGAAATGCCACTTACTGACGAACAAAGTCTCGTTGAAAAGGCTGGTGGTAGATTGCAGTATGCAGTCGATACTGCAACTGCGGCGTTTGATGATACTGTTGATAGTGTAACCTCTGCCGTTTCTGGTGCGTTTGCTAGTGCATCCACTGCTGTTTCTTCAAGAGCAGATGCCGCGTTCTCAGAAGCAGGCGACTTTGTTGACCAAACAAAAGGACAAGTTTATTCCGCCGCAGAGCCACAAGATGACGGTTTGGTAAATGGATTCACGGCAGCCGCTAAGAGGGGCGTTATCTAATGAAAACCGATGGGCATAGTAAAGGTTTCTTTAATCCTC